CGTTTAAATGTGTTGTACCCACCAGACTTGGTAAATCAATTGCGCGTGTTTGCAGTGTTAACGCAGTTCCGTTTGCAATACTAAGATTAATCAACCCAATACCAAACCTGCTTCGGCAGGTTTTTTCATGCATTCTTGAGAGGAATCAACATGGCTTCAGCACCAAAAGTAGCTGGTACCTGCTTTATAAAAGTAGATGCCGACCAGTTAGAGTTAAAAAATGAAAGTGGCATTGAAGTGCCATTGTCATCAGTAGTACGTGAGCCTGTGATGGGCCAAAGCGGCGTTGCTGGCTTAAAAGAAACAGCAAGGGTTCCATACGTGAAAGGCACCTTTATTTGTGGTCCAAATTTCCCACGCGAAAAGTTAGATGAAGCGACGGATATCACCGTGACGGTAGAGTTTATCAATGGCAAGGTTTATACCTTGAGCGGTGCATTTACCGTTGGTGAATCAGCTTATAAATCAGACTCAGGTGAAGTAGAGCTTGAATTTAATGGTATCAAAGGCATTTGGTCATGAAAGTAACTTTATCAAAAGCAATCACCGCGCATGGTGAAGAGGTTAAAGAGTTAGACCTTCGGGAGCCTACAGGTAAGGATGTGCAAGAAATTGGCTTTCCTTACCTGATTGTCATCGCTAATGACGAACAGGCGATACAAATTCAAGTTAAAACGGTTGGTAGATATGTATCTCGCTTAGCTGGGATCCCGCCAAGCTCTGTTGATCAACTCTCAGCTGGTGATTTAAATACGCTGACAGGTGCGGTAATGAGTTTTTTCGGGGTGGAAGCGACAGTGTAGAAATTTACATTGATCGGGTGTTTGAAATCGCCTATTTCTGGCGACTCTCACCCGATGCTGTTTTAGACATGTCGCTAACAAAAATAGCGCAATACAACGCTCAAGCTGAGCGAATTGTAAAAATGATAGATGGGGCAGGTGATGGCAGATAAGTTTCAACTCAAAGCGATACTTTCCGCTGTTGATAAAATCACACCAACTACTACGCAAATCGGTAAATCCGTCAAAGTTTTGCATAAATCTTTACGCGATATCGGGACTGCCGGCGGCGAGTTGATGCGTAAAATTGGCATGCCTGCCTTTTTATCATTTACTGCAGTGAGTGCTGCTGCAGTAGGCGCAATGAAATCCTCAATGGATTATGCTGGGGCAATACAAGATGCCAGTGATCGGACTGGTGCAGGTGTAGAAAACTACCAGGCATTAAGTAATATGCTTGGGATGGTTGGAGGTACTGCCGAAGATGCCGAGGCGTCTTTCACTAAATTTAATAAAGGCGTTTCAGACGGTGCTGCAGGCGCAGATAAAAGCTTTGCTGCCCTGATGAAAAAGCTGCGCATCCCTTTAAAAAATGCAAAAGGTGAGCTGGTAGGGTTGACAGATATACTGCCTGATCTAGCCGCTGGATTCGAGAAAAATACAGATCCTGCTGTACGTACACGCATTGCCATGGAGTTATTTGGCAAGGGCGGCACTAAGATGATACCAATCTTGGCAAAAGGCCGTGAAGGTGTTGTTGCATGGATTAAAGAGCAAGAGCGCTTAGGTGTTATTGTTAAAGAAGAGTCGGTCGCCGCCCTGGATGACTTAGGTGATGGTGTTGGTCAGGTGCAAACTCAAGTGCGCTCATTGCTGACTAATGCGATGGCTAAGTTAGTACCGGTGATTATGCCAATTGTCACGCAGATGACAGAGTGGATTGCTGCCAATAAAGAGTTCTTGCAAACAGAAATCGTTGGTGCAATCTCTGACATTGCCAATGCCCTTAAGCAAGTGAACTGGGCTGAAGTATTCAGGGGTATCAAAGACACAATTGTCGATATCAAGGGTTTTATTGACGCCATTGGTGGTGTTAAAACCTTGGTTTATGGGTTGGGTCTAGCATGGGCGGCTGGGCCAATTGCAGCGTTAATGTCAATCATGGCTGCTGTGTGGCGCTTACGCCTGGCATTTACAGCCCTATCTATCTCTGCTGCCGCATCGGGCACTGCTGTTGCCGGTTCTTTTGGCGCTTCTGCAGCAGCTAGCATGGCAAGTAACTTGGGTGTTATAGCAAGAAGCGCTGGTTTATTAGGGGCTGCTGCATTAGTCGGTTATGGCATCGGCACGGCAATTAGTGCTGCGCTGAGTGAGTCAACTAAAGATAAGATCGGTGAAACCATTGCCAGAGCCTTGGCATTTTTTGGTAATGAAGAGGCAAAAGCTGCTTTACGTGCCAATGGTATTGGTCTGCCTGACGGTGCCAGTAAGCAAGATTCTTATAAAAACCCGCAAGGCATTTTTAAAAGCAATCAGCAATATGCTGAGTTGGCACGTAACCGTCAAAACATTGTCGGTAATCAATCCAAGTTGAATGGTGAAGTGGTTGTTAAGTTTGATAACGCGCCACCTGGTATGCGTGTTGATTCTGCAAAAACGAATCAAGGCGGTGTGAACATGCTGGCTGATGTTGGCTACCGCCGCTTGATAATGGGGGGGTAATATGGCTTGGCGTGATCAGTTACAAAAAGCTAGCTTTCGCGGTGTTGGTTTTGAGGTTGAATCGGACGATGCAACCTTTGGCCGCCGTAGTGAGACGCATGAGTACCCACAGCGCGACGTTCCGTATGTTGAGGACTTAGGCCGTAAGGCACGTGAAAAGAACCTCACAGGGTTTGTAATCGGTGACGATTACATGACTAAGCGCGATGAGCTGCTTGGTGCACTTGAAAAGGCCGGCCCAGGTGAGTTGGTGCATCCGTACTATGGTCGTATGAATGTTTCAGTTGGCGATGTGCGTGTCAGCCACTCATTGCGTGATGGTGGTATGTGCACTTTTCAGATCTCATTCGTTGAGTCTGGGGAGCTTGCTTATCCTGCAGCCGTAAACTCTACTAGTACGCAAAGCCTATTAGCTGCTGATGCTTTGCAATCTGCAAGTATTGCTGACTTTTCAAACACGTTTACCGTTGAAAGCTTACCTGACTTTGCTGTACAAGATGCTGTTGCTGGGTTTAATGGGGCTTTGGGATCTATTGATCAATCATTAAGTAAAGTAGGTGTTGTTTTGGCTAACCCGCTATCATTGCTTAGCGATGAGATGGCGGATTTAGTCCGTGCGCCCGGTGATTTAGCCTCAAGATTTTTTGCAGTTTATGCAAAGGGTGGTGCGGTCCTAAGCGCTTTATCAGGTTTAGGTGATATCAACGCTTTAAACATGTTAAATGCCTTAACTACATTAAGACTTACTAGCTTATTTAAAACATCCTATGCCGTAGGTAAAACACCGACGCGTGCGCAAATGGTCAAAAACAGTATTGCGATTGATACGTTGGTTAGACAATCGCTAATCGTGCAAGCTGCTGGTATGGCAGCATCAATGCCATTGCCAGTATATGACGATGCTATTGTGCTTAAAAACGAAATACTTACCACGATAGATGATGAGGCTGGGGCGGCAAATGATACAACTTACCTTGCTTTAAAAACCCTCAGATCTAAAACGCACGCTGACATTACATCGCGCACGCAAAGCGCTGCGCGTTTGAAAGAAATCTCACCAAAAGAGGTGATGCCGGCATTGGTGCTTTCATATGATTTGTATGAAGATGCTGCTCGTGAATCTGAAATAACTGAGCGTAACAAAGTGCGTCATCCTGGCTTTGTGCCAGCCAATACAATTAAGGTGCTAAGCTCATGAGAGACAAAGTGAATCGTCAGATGGCATTAATCTTAAAGGCAGTTGATAGCTTAAATGAAGGTGATGCTTCACATGTTGAGTTGCTTGCAAAGTTGATTGTTGAAGCTAAAGAGGCTCAGCAGTTATTGCGAGAAAAAGGTTATGGCTGGATAGGTTTAAGTTTGTTAAATACTGTTAAGCAAGAAGTCCCAGATGCAAACTAATAACGAAATTAAATTACGCGTAAATGGCATTAACTACGGCGGTTGGCTTGATGTCGAAATAACGTTAGGCATTGAACGCCAGGCGCGTGATTTTAAGCTTGGGGTTACGCGCACATGGCCTGGTGCCACTGATATTCCACGCAGAATACGCGCCGGTGATGTTTGTGAGGTGTTTATTGGCAATGATAAGGTGCTTACTGGTTATGTTGATGCTACGCCAGTAAGTTACAGCGCTACAAGCATTTCTGTGGGGGTAACAGGGCGCAGTAAAACGGCAGACTTAGTTGACTGCAGCGCAACGCATAAAGCTGGGCAATGGCGCAATTCAAAGATTGAGCGCATTGCTAGTGATCTGGCAAGGCCATACGGCGTTAAAGTAATTACCCAGATTGATACTGGCGTTGCGATTAGTGATCATCAGATTGATACGGGTGAAACAGCTTATGAGTCAATTGGCCGCTTGTTATCAATTAGGCAGTTCTTGAGCACTGACAATGCGGATGGCAACCTTGTGTTAATCAACGCAGGCAGTGCCGGTAAAGCAAATACGGCATTGGTGTATGGGCAGAACATACTGAGCGCAGATGCTTCGCTTGATTATAAAGATGTATTTTCTGAGTATGTTAGCAAAGGGCAGCGAGCCGGTAATGACTATGACTTTGCAGATGCTGTTGCCGGGGTTTCTGCGGTTGTAGTCAACAGTAGTGTGGCTCGTTACCGTAATCTAATCATTCAGCAAACGGGCAATGTGACAGCGTTGGATTGCCAGCAGCGCGTGAAGTATGAGCGTGTATATCGTAATGCTAGAGCACTTGAAACCAATTATACGGTGCAAGGGTGGCGGCAACAGGATGGCTCGTTGTGGTTGCCTAATCAAATGGTGCACGTAGAAGATCCTGTTATTGGCTTTGATGATGATTTGCTTATTGTTGAAGTGGTCTATCGAAATGGCAGTGGTGGCACGACCTGCACTTTAAAGGTCGCGCCAAAAGATGGTTATATACCAAGCCCTGAAACTACCAAGGCAGAAAAAGACAAAAAAACCGGTAAAAGCGGTGATTCTTGGAGTGAGGTTAACTCAATATGACAACACGTTTAATGCATAGAATGTTAGCGCCACTTAGCCGAGCCGTTAGCAATATTTGCTTACGTGCAACGGTTGTATTGGTTAATTCCGCTAGCAAGATGCAATCGCTACAAATCAAGATGCGAGGTAATGAGGCTAAAGAAAACATCGAGCATTTTGAACCGTACGGGTATACAAGTAAGCCAAAGCCTGGATCAGAAGCCATTACATTGTTTTTCAATGGTGATCGTAGTCATGGCGTTGCTATTGTTGTAGCCGATAGGCGCTACCGCCTTACGACGTTGGAAGAGGGTGAGGTTGCGCTGTATGACGACCTGGGGCAAAAAGTCCACCTTAAGCGTGATCGTATTCTGATTGAAACGCCTTTCACCTTTGAGGTGCGTGCCGATAAAATCAAACTGCACGCTGACTCTGAGTTTAAGTTTGATGTAAACGGACAGGGTGAAAAATGGGATGGCCTTGGCGTGGAAACCTGGCGCGATAACGATGTTGCAAAACCGCACCATACCCATGCGCCACCTGAAATACCTTAATCAGTTAATAACCCGCTCCGGCGGGTTTTTTTATGGGCGCAACCGATGCTAGAGATAGACGCAAAAATAACGGTAAACGGTAGAGACTCTACCGATTTATCGCAAGAAGAATCACTCACACGCGCCGTGATAATTAGCTTATTTACCTGGCGCCGTGCAAATGCGGATGATGTGATTGAAGGCCAAAAGATGGGCTACTGGGGCGATAGCATAGAGCCGCCATCTGCCAATGACAAGATTGGCTCACGCCTCTGGCTGCTATCTCGTGAAAAGGTGCTGCAGTCCACCATTAACCGTGCGCGTGAATACGCACAAGAAGCTTTGCAATGGCTGATTGATGATGGTGTAGCAACCAAAGTGGATGTTATCGCAGAGCGCTTTGGCGTGGATGGCATTGCACTGCAGTGCACGATTTACCGAGATGATGGCTCACAAGCCGTTTTAAGATTTGATAACGCCTGGGAGTATATACGTGCCGTTTAAAAGACCAACTTTATCCGATTTAATCACGCGCATTCGTGATGGTATTTTTTCCAGACTAAGTTTTGAGCAACTGCGTAGATCTGATGCTGAAGTGTATGGAAAAGAACTGGCAGGCGCCTCGCATGAACTGCATGGCCACCTGCAGTTCATTGCACAAAATGTGATTTATGACACCGCCACTAGCGAGTATTTAGATCGCTGGGCTGGCATATGGTTACGCACATCTAGGCTGCCTGCATATCCTGCAGCTGGGAATATCACTTTCACTGGCGATAATGGGACGATCATCCCAGAAGGCAGCGTGCTAGTTTCAACGATTGGTGTTGAATACATGACAGAAGTAGATGCAACTATTGCCGCTGGTGTTGCATTAGTAGCAGTCACGGCTTTAAGTCGTGGCGGTAATACAAATCTGCTAGCCGGTGAATATCTTTCTTTGGTTACGCCTGTAGCTGGTGTTTCCAGCACTGCAGTAGTGGACGTTAATGGCCTAACTCAAGGATCCGATCAGGAGGATGACTCTAAATTACTTGCAAGGCTGCTGGCGCGGATTCAAACACCGCCACACGGTGGTGCAACTCACGATTACATCAATTGGGCTTTAGAAGTGCCAGGTGTTACCAGGGCGTGGGTGTATCCAGGGGAGTTAGGCGTTAATACAGTCACGGTGCGATTTGTGCGGGATGATGACGCAAGCATTATTCCAGATGCCGGTGAAGTTGCTGCAGTTTATGACTACATCAATGCGCTAAGGCCGGTAACAGCTATTTTAACGGTAGTAGCGCCCATCCCAGTGCCTTTAAATTTCACTATCTCAGTTACTCCAAACTCTCTTGCAGTGAAAGAGGCTGTAGAGCTTGAGCTGCGAGACTTGTTAAAACGCGAGGCTTCGCCAGATGGCACCATATATCTAAGCCATATCAGAGAAGCAATTTCGATTGCTGCAGGTGAAAGCAATTACACCATGACAGCACCAATTGCGGATGTAACCAACACTGTAGGCAATATCACAACTTTTGGCGCGATAACTTGGGCATAACACAATGGCACTTTCAACAAATGATTACTTGCTTCAGCTGCAAGCGTTGCTGCCAAATGGCCCAGCTTGGCCACGTGAAGAGGGTGCGTTAAACACTAAAATTCTTACAGCATTTGCTGAAGAGTTTTCGCGTGTTGATGTTCGTATCGATAACTTACTAAGTGAGGCAGATCCACGCACAACTAACGAACTGCTAGAGGATTGGGAAAGAGTTGCCGGACTGCCAGATGTTTGTGTAAGTGCAGAGCAAACCGTTGCGCAAAGGCGTGAGGCATTGGTGAGTAAGCTCACCATGCAAGGCGGTCAAAGCCGTGCTTACTTTATTCAAATAGCCGAAAGCTTAGGGTACACAGGCGCGACGATTGAGGAATACAACACCTTCAATTGTGGTGAAAGCGGCTGCGGTGACTCACTTTGGACAGAAGCAGACCGTTCTTGCTGGCAAATAAACTTACCTAGTGATGGCGCCATATATTACTTCAGTTGTGGTGAAAGCGCCTGTGGCGAACCATTGCAGGCATGGGGAGATGAAGCCATTGAATGCAGAATCAACAAATTTAAACCGGCACACACCACTGCAGTATTTGCTTATATATAGGAGAGAGTAGATGGAAAGAATTAATGGAAGCTTTGTCGCGCCAGATTTGCATGGACCCGGCAAAGATGGCTTTAGAGATGGTAATAAAGTGTTAGGTATTGCAGCGACAATAGTTAACGCAGAGTATATGAATGGGGTGCAAGAAGAGATTGTGCGCGTTATTGAAAGTGCTGGATTAACGCCATCAGCTGCTGACAATACCCAGCTATTGCAAGCTATCAATAATATAGTCAAAGGCCCTGCAGACAAAATCGTGCGCGTCGCATCAACTGCTGCCATCAACCTTGCCGCA